AAACCGATTTTCAAAAAAGGATGAAATCCCAAAATTTCGGTTAAATTTGCAATCTTCAAACAGAGAGGTGTCCGAGTGGTTGAAGGAGCTACCCTGGAAAGGTAGTATACGGGTAACCGTATCGAGGGTTCGAATCCCTTCCTCTCTGCAAAATAAAATAACACTTAATTGATAGTCAGTTAATTAGTGTTATTCAGTCGGTCTGATTGTACAAAAAATGTACAAACATATTTTTCATTACTGCAAATAATTGGCAAGATGCACCGGTGATCTCATTTGTATATTTGTTCAATGCAGGTAGTCTCACCTTTTATAAAAGTTCTTTATAACAGTAAAGACATCTCCGAAGATGTCAGCCGGGTTTTGTATGCTGTTACTTATTCCGACAGTCTTGAAGATATTGATACAATTGATATTGATGTTGAAGACGCCGATTTAAAATGGCAGAATAACTGGTATCCTGATAAAAATTCAACTTTAACAGTTGAAATTGGAGATACATCAGGCATTGTTTTTAAATGCGGTGTTTTTGAGATTGACGAAATGGAGCTTATGGGGCCGCCTGATGCGATAAGAATAAGAGGTATTGCCGCCGGCTTTAAAACAGGAAAAAAACGATCTGCGAAAAATCACGTACATGAAAACAAAACCCTGGCTCAAATCGTTCATACTGTTGCTGAGAGTATGGGGCTTACAGTGCAGGGGCAGATTGAGAACATCAAAATCAAAAGACGGGTTCAAAATGCAAAGACAGATTTGGACTTTCTGAAATCACTGAGCTCCGAGTATGGTTATATTTTCAATGTTAGAGGATCTACTTTAATTTTTATAAAAGCAACGGATCTGGAGAAAGGAAATACTGTAATCACATTGGAAAGAAAGGATTTGATTAATTTCAGCTTTCGGGATAAGAATACGAAGACATTTAAATCTGCAAGAATCAAATTTCATGATCCGGAGACAGGAAAGACTGTAACTCATACGGAAGGAAACGGTAATTCCGATTCTGATGACACTTTAGAGTTGAAAAAATCCGTTCAAAGTTCAGCGCAGGCAAAAGCAATTTCAAGAGCTGCGCTTCACAAAGCGAACAAAAAGCAAAAGACCGGTAGTATCACAGTCAAAGGAAGCCCATATATCTGCGCCGGGAATAAAATTAAAATCACTCAGATGGGAAAACTGTCTGGTGATTACATGATCAATCAGGCGAATCACACTTTAACGAACGACGGCGGATGGACGGCTGATGCAGAAATATATAAATTATGATCAAATTTGGATACATCACTGAAGTGAATATGGATGTCGGTACTGTTAGGGTGAGATTCACTGAAGATGACATTGTAAGCAATCCCCTCCCTGTTTCATGTGCCGCAACTAAAGAAGATAAATATTCATTTCCATTCGCCATTAATGAGCATGTTTGTTGCCTGATGGATGATCAGTGTGAGTTTGGCGTTGTAATCGGTGCAATATATTCAACTGAAGACAAACCGCCGGCCGGCGCTAACAAGAACAAAATAATAGTCAATATTGGCAACGCAACCATAAAACTTGATATCGATAGAAGTTCGGGAAATATAAAAATCGAAACCCCGGGGAATATTACTATTGTGTCTTCAATGGTGAAACTTGACGCCCCCGAGGTTTTGGTGACAGGAAACATTAACATTGATGGTGCTGTAACTGCGGTCGGAGAAATAAAATCGGGAGTGATCGAACTGACTAAACACAAACACATTAGTTCTTCGCCTGGAAATCCGACATCTGCGCCTACACCTTAGTCGCAAAGAAAACGCAAGTTTAAACGCTGCTTAAAAACTTAGTTTTGTGATATGAGCGGCGTCGGTTTACTTACAAAAGATTGGCAGATCAGTTTAGAGGATGTTGGTCTTCTGAAGGTTGGTCTTGATGACATTAGGCAATGCATCAAAATCATTCTCTTCACCAGAAAAGGAGAAGACCCTTTGCGTCCTCATTTTGGTTGCGGTATTTCAGATTGGCTGGATTTTCCTGTAAATATGGCCATACCGCACATGAAAAAAGAAATACTCGCCGCTCTCCGGAGATACGAAAAAAGAATCCGGGTCCGAAAAATAACACACGAAATAAAAGGCAGCAATGTTTTCTTCTTTATCACTTATTCTGTTAATGACAGAATAGATGAATTCTCGATTGATATAAATTCATACAGGGAAGAACAGGGAAGTTCAGGCAATATTTTGTCGGCTATATATACCCCTGATGCTTTTAGATATTATTTCTTTCTTGAAGCAAACGGGGTTCCAACCCCCATTGAACCTCCGGCAGCAGGATTCGCCAGTATTCAGGATGCAATGATATGGGTGAATTCAAATTGGTATCTGTATGGTAAATGGTTTCACATTCCGCATCAGTCAAAAGTGATGCTGTTTGCCGATAATCCCGATTATCATGTAAACACTTTCCAAATTGAAAGCAGTGATAATATTCTTTCTGCTGTAATACCGATTCTTAATCCGGGAGAATTCTACATAATTCTGTTCAGTTATAACGGCAATCTGATTGAGCCTCAAAATGGGAGTGATGTGATCACTGCAGAAGATATTCTTCAATTTTCCAATAATAACTACGGTGATTACGGACAATGGTCAGTCGAACCGGGTAAGTTGACATTAAAAGGGTCTGTTGATTTGACCGATTATAATTTAGAAATTTTAACATCTGACGGAACCGGCGCATTCAGTGATGGTTTCAACATTGGATTTGATATATAGTATGGACAAACCTACCTTTTTAAATATAGATCCGGAGGCGATAAAAGCTGAGTTAAAACAGGACTTCGAAAATATGACAGGGCGTATTTTGTACCCCGGCCAGGTTGAACAGCTGTTGATTAATGCTTTTGCTTATCGAGAATATCTGATTCGATCTCAGATCCAGGAATCAGCCACGATGAATTTGGTTGAATTCAGCAGGGCACCTTTTCTTGATCATCTGGGAATGCTGGTTGGAGTAAGGCGATTGATTGACTCAAAAGCCTCAGCTGTCTTTCAGATGGATTTTGAGACGCCTCATGAGGTGCTCAACATGCCGAAAGGTATGAGAATTCAGTCGGATGACGGATTGGCTGTATTTGCACTCGATGAAGATACGCTGATTGAGGAAGATGCTGTTACACAAAACGCATCTTTTACCTGCCTGTCTCCAGGCGCTGTAGGGAATGGATATCAGCCGGGTGAGATTATTGCGATTTTAGATCCTCAGCCATATTTGTATCAGGCGTTCAATACCGAAACAAGTGTCGGCGGAGCAGACAAAGAAACGGATGATGAGCTTAGAGAAAGAATCAAGCTTGCACCGCAATCATTCAGCAATGCCGGCAGCAAAGGTGCTTACAATTATTTTGCGAGATCGGCCAATCCGGCAATCATAGATGTCAGTGTCACATCGCCTGTGCCCGGACAGGTAAACATATATCCTTTGCTGAAAAATGGTGAAATTCCAAATCAGGCGGTATTGGACGAAGTGGATGCAATGTGTAATTCCGACAAAATAAGACCGCTTACAGACACAGTGTTTGTGATTGCTCCAACCCCGATTAACTATAATATAGAAGTTGAGTTGACGCTTGTAACCGGATCTTCTCCAGATGGAATTATCAGTTTGGTAAAAAATAATCTGACCGCCTATGCCGAAAGTCGAAAGAATCAAATTGGACTCGATGTTGTTCAGGATAAAATAATTTCTGAATGTATGAAGGTGCAGGGGGTCTATAGTGTGACAATTGTGCACCCAACAACAACCGTCATAGGTGAAGACTCTGTCGCAATTTGTGGAACCATAGATGTATCTGTAACCGGTTATAAGGATGAATAGCATTATTCCACATAGCATTCAACAGCCTCATGTCATCGCCTTTGATCTGCTGATGGAAAAAAGAATGAATGAGATTCAGCTTGATGCGCTTCTTGTGTATATCATTAATACGATTGACAGGAGCGCTCTTTATTGGCTTGCCGATCAGTTTGATTTGTTGGGGTATAACGGATGGAAGCTTGCAGATACTGATGAGAAGAAAAGAAGTTTAATAAAAAAGGGTATTGAGTTGCACCGGTACAAAGGTACTGTGTGGGCGATTCGTGAAGCGCTCAGAACAGTGGGTTATCCGAACGCCACTATACAAGAACATATAACTCACTGGGCTGGGTTCACGATACAATTAAATGTTGGTGATATGCCGATTGACAGTGATCAGATAGCAGAAGCGCTGGAAATGGTCAAGGCTTATAAAAATGTAAGATCCCATTTAAAGGGTTTTGAATTTAAAATACTGATAGATGACGTACTGATCATTACGGATGACAGTTATGAAGCTCCTCGAACGGTTGATAGCGACACTGTTTTTACGGGTGGAGATTTTCGGTACAACGGTGAGTATAATTACAATGGTGAAAAAAATCACAGCAGTGATACAGACGTACTTGAATTGACAATTAATTAAAGAAATTATGACTTATGAAAAATTAACAGCTGCCGGATCTGTTCAGATCAATGTGATTGATGTGAATACCGGACAGATACTGCAAACAGAAACGGATAAGAACCTGGTAGTAAATCTCGGCCGTGAAAATGTCGCAAAACTGATCGGCGGAGATCCTATCGGTGCAGCTGTGACAAAGGTTGCTTTTGGAGACAATGACACACCTCCGAACCTTGAAGACACAGCGATCACTAATCCTTTTACAAAGGCGATTGATTCGGTAGCATATCCGGCGCCCAATAAAGTGCAATTTTCATTCTCACTTGGAGAAACAGAAGCGAACGGCTTGAACATTTACGAATTGGGATTGATTACTTCTGAAAATTCGCTCTTTTCTCGAAAGACAAGAGCATTGATCGCGAAAGATTCATCTGTGATAATAACAGGAATTTGGACAATAACAATTAATTAATCATCATGGCAGATATCAACGAAAGTAATCAGTGGGAGGAAGGAATATATCTGATTGAAGAATCTGATGTTGTCCGAGGCGGTGATCCTGATACCGGCGGAGTTTCAAATATTCAGGGTAGGCAGCTCGCAAACAGGACAAGATATTTATATGACCGGTTGGGGCGTCTGGATGATGTTCTCACCATCAATTTGACAGATTCAATCGCGCTGGACTACAGTTTCATTAAAAACAAGCATGTAAGTATAATCCCAAAAAACAAGGGAGCGTCTGTCCTTTTAAATCCGATTACATTTCCTGACGGCGCCTGTATTTCCATAACTATTAACAGTGAAACCGGATTTCAACAGGGGACAAATGCCGTCAAAATCAAACCTTCCGAAGGGGCTGTTATAAAAGATTTAAACGCAGTTGATTACAAGGTGGTCGATTCCAATGGGGGTATTTATCTATACATCGGAGAGATGATCAGGGTTGTAAAAAAAGAAAATACGTTCTATGTGCTTGATATCCGCGCTAATCTGGATGAGGTCGGAGAGATCCTGCATAAAGCTAGGAGACCTGCATACGCACTTGAAGCAAAGGGGCAGCTCGTGAACCGGGCTGATTATCCGCGACTGTGGGAATGGGTGAAATTAGGCGGCGCGTTAAGCGGCAGCTCGGGTATCTACGTTTCAGATGCCTCCTGGTTGATGACCGGGGGTGAATACACGGGAATGTTTTCATCCGGAAACGGAACAACAACCTTCAGAATGCCTGATTTAAGAGCTCAGTTTATCAGATCGCTTGACAACGGAAGATCTATGGATACTGGTAGAATGGGATACCAGGAAGGTTCTGCTGAAAGTGATTCGAATAAAAATCACACTCATAAAATGTATAACAAAAAAAGGAATTTCCCGAGCAGTGTTATCGGCGAAGGAACTCCCGTGATCTTACCGGCAATTGACGGGCCGGCAGTAGTTGACAACAATCAAATAACCGGAGAATCCGGAAGCGGGGAATCGAGACCTAAAAACATTGCTTTCACGGCATACATAAAATATTAAACCATGGACAGACGGGACATAGAAAACGGAATTATACTGCAGATAAAAGACAATCTGACAAAGAGCATCTTGCCTGAGAATGTGAGGAATGCTTTCTTTTTGGTTTTGGATTGGATTGATTTTGCAGCCGGTATCGAAACACCATACATGACTACCAACAGCGTTAATGAAGTTACTGCCGATTGGGCGGCTGGCCAAAGTTCCGGCGGAATGGGTGGTATATCAATTTCTTTTGAAGCCGCAAATGCTCTTGTAATGACCTATAAGGTGTCGTTCGACATCGGTTGGAGATTTAAGTTCACAAACGGCAATATTGAATATTACAATTGGGAACAAAGTTTCTTAGGTTCTTGGGGATGGGTTTCAAAAGGCGTTTTCCTGAGAACGATTAACGGTAATAAGACATTCGATAATGGCGATTTGTATTTGAGCGAAGCAAGTATTTGGGTCGATGACGAATACGAAGGATTCAACGATGATTACGATGAAGAAGAGGGTCCTGATTCGCATACGTTGAATGAGCTTCTGCAGTTTATTTTATCAAATGCATTGCTTGGGAATAAAATCAATACTGCGACCGAAGATTTTAAAATTTTCGCAACTGCTATTGATAAGGCTATGTGGTTGGATATTAATAGTTTTTCATTTGGAAATCCAACCTACATAACTCGTATGGAAAGGCCGAGTCAATTTGAAATGTGTTATAACGAGATCGGAGATGGAAACGGCGATAATTACAAACAAAGTCTATATATCACCGCAACGAATATAGTTTTTGCTGACACAAGAAATGGATACTCGAAGGATTACAGAATAGAGCCGGTTGATCCTGAGAATGAAACTGTTTACGCACCCCACAAACTCGGTACAGAGGGCGGAGTAATAGTGACAAGTATAGACGGTGAGATTGCGAATCGAGAAGGGAAGGTCTCTCTGTCGCAGGAATACATCATAAATCTATCAGGTCGAACAAAATCATTAACAGAAAATGAGTTTTCAGAAAATTTCTTTCAAGCGCCTTATGCCTGCAAAATCGTAGAGATTTGGGCGCAGGCTATTGACGCTCCAACCGGATCATCAATTAAATTAAGCGTTTATAAAGATGGTATGGAATACGGAGGGACAAATAAATATTTGGAAATTCCTATTGGCCAACAAAAATCAAATACAAATCACGATATCCGTAACCTCACGCTTCCGGCATTGACAGTTATCGATTTCAAGGCTATTCAAATTGGCAGCACAAATCCGGGGTTGGGTGTGAATGTTTTTGTCAAAATCAAAAAAGTAATATAATGCCTTTCGTCAATTTTCCACCCGAAGATAGTCCTGATCCGGAATCAAACGAATTCATCATTGAAATCGACACCGGTGTCAGCACTTCTTTTCATATTTCAAAAGGAATGATGACAAACGACGATCAGGCGCAGTATATCGTTGACAAAGGAGACGGAAATCAGGTAACGATTGACGGCTTATCTGATTCTAATTTTGATTTGACTTATGCCGCAGCCGGAGTTTACACGGTTAAAATCAAACCAAACGCACCAACAGCGGAGTATCTGATTAACTATTACGATGATGATGTTGATGCCGAAAAACTTGTGAAAATTCAGCAGTTTGGATTTGCGAAACTTAAAACACTTTGGGGGTGTGAGAATCTCACCGATATAAATGACATTGCTACGCTTGTAGATTCGACAGATGTAAACAGCATACTTCGCGAATGCAAGTCACTTGTACACATCAAGAATCTTGAATCATGGACGGATTGGAGTCAGGTGGTTTCCGCGGCAAATGCATTCGAGCAGATGCATTCCTACAACGAAGCGATATTGATTGACGATTTGAGTTCATTGGCAAACGGTTCCGGCATGTGTACGCAAATGTTTGCATATAATCATAAGTTTCTTTTTGATAATCTGAGCAGTCTCCAAAACGGTCAGGGAATGTTCCGCAATATGTCGGCTTATGAGTACGAAATGGAATTCATTACAAGTTCCGTTCTAACAAACTTGAATTGGTTTTTGACTGAATCCGGTTTAATTCCAAAGCTGACGTTGTCTGAATGCTCATCCGTAACAACTGCGAATGATATGCTGTTTGGATGCGAATATATATCTGATTTGGAATTGCACGGATTCGCTGTTGATTTGGACACGACAACTTGTTATCTCGTTACAGAAGCCGTACATCTGACTCTGATCGACAGTTTGGCTGACTTAACTGCATTGCCATCTAAAACACTTACACACGGTGGCACCGGTTGGACTTCTAATTGTGCAACCGCATTGTCTAACAAAAATTGGGATGATTAAAATGAAAAGACTAATTAAATTATGGATTCTGCTTTACAACGAATCAAATTGGAACAAAACACAGGGAGATTATGTTTCTGTGAGATATGACCGGGTTAAGCACGGCTTTGTCGGGGACTTTCTTTCCGCAATGGTTTTTATTCTGCTCGGTAACTGGAATAATTGGGGTGAGAACCTACATTTCAACGGAGACACCCAGTGGATGTTTTACTATGTTCTTTTGCCGCTTTTGGTCGCTTTTTTTGTCGGTGTCGGCAAAGAGCTGTACGACAAAAAGAAAACAAACCTGTTTGATTGGGGTGATGTATGGGCAACCGTATTGCCGTTTTCACTGGTGTATCTGGTGGTGAATTTCCTGCTGCATCTGCTGCTGCCAAAAATGATGGAGGAAATAACAGAAGAAATTTTGAGGTAATGTTGACAGAAATAGTAGAATTAGATTGGGCGGCATTAAAAATGCAACTCGCAATTGTGTCTGTTTGTTGGGTCATTGTGATTCTGAGTATAGGGATAGACTTGCATTTTGGTATAAAAAAAAGCAAAGAGCAGGGCGTTTATACGCACAGTTACGGTCTCCGACAAACAACAAAAAAAACAGTGCAATACCTTACGTTTATGGTTTTCATGCTGTTTTTAGATGTCCTAAATCCCTTCTGGTACTATTTCGATTATAGAGCACTCCCGCTCGCGTCTGTGTTCGGCGGAATCGTTTTGACGTACACGGAATATAAATCAGTCAGAGAAAAGGCAGAAGACAAGTTTAGAGAGAATGTAGAAGGAAGTGCCAAAGAATTGTATCAGCTGCTCAAACAAAATAAAGACTTTTTGGAGTCGCTCGACAAGAAAGAGAATGAAAAAAGAAATAAAATTTAAATAATGGAAACTTTAACAAGAATCTTGGAATACAACCCGATACTCACATTGTGTCTCGGGTTCGTTTTGGCGCTCGTGGCCATGTGGCTCTTCAGAGCGGAAATTAAGGAATACATAAGATTAAAGTATGATCTGTACACAGAGGAACAGGTGAATAACTTTATCAACATGGCGGTGAAAAATTATAAAGAAAAGACCGATGAAAACAGATCCAAGGGTAAATAAAACGGTAACGCCCGGCATGCTGTTCTATGATCAGGTTACGATTGAACGGATCGAAACTGCACATCCGAAGTTGCGAGAGGAATTGAAATATTTATACATGGAATGTAACAACAAAATCGTTCCAAAATACAAACGGCTGAGATTTACGCACGTTTTGAGAACCTTTGCAGAGCAGGATGAACTGTTCGCGCAAGGCAGAACCAAACCCGGCGCAAAGGTTACAAACGCAAAAGGAGGGCAGTCTTATCACAATTTCGGACTGGCTTTCGATATCGTCATTCTCGAAGATAGAGACGGAAACGGCACATTTGAAACGGCAAATTGGGAGGTTAATGAACTTTGGCGAAAAGTCGCTCAATTCTTCAAATCGCACGGTTGGGAATGGGGCGGCGACTGGAAATCATTGAAAGATTACCCTCACTTTCAAAAAACATTTGGTTATTCAACTTCGCAGCTTCGCGCTAAAATGAATGGGAAGTATCCGGAAATTTAATATATCTGACAGTCAGCGTAGTTTTTTATTCCATCCTGATCACATCTCATATTCTTTTAAATCAATTAATTTCTATTAATCAATACGCTAATCAATCTTTTTTTCTTTTTTGACTCTTTCCGCCGCTTCCTCCAAAACAGAAATCTTAAAGCGCAGCAAATCATTTAGTTCTTCCAATTCTGTTATTCTGAGACGTAAGGCCTCATCTTCATTTGATCTACGAACCATACTCCCTTTGCCGGTTAATAGCCATTCTACATTAAGATTGGGGAATTTCTCTATTAATAATTCCAGTTTGTCTAATCCAATGCTTTTCGAGATACTATTAATGTAACCATTAGATACATTTAATTCCTTTTCCAATGCTGATACGGTCAATCCAACGCTATCCGCAAAACTTTTTAATCTTTCTTTTACATTCATTTTTAATGAGTTATAATTTTAATAGAAAATATCTCTAATTGCATTTGCTTAAATAGAGAAATACTCTATATATTTGCCCTATCTAATTATTATAAAACGCATACAAAGGATATACGCAAGAATGCAAAGGTAATTAAAAGAGGAATGAAACACGGGAACACATTTTCAAAATTCAAATCGGTCTTCTACAGACATGAAACAGTTGAGGACTTCATCTTCAACGAAAGAACCGGAGAGGGGTATGAGCTGCATACCGTAAAACTGTTCGGTGTTGTAATCAGAGAATATTTTAAACCTGTCAAAAAGTAAAAGTTAAATGAAAAAGGAAGTAGAGTTGGTTTTGGGACCGCGAAGCAGAGTAAGACTGAAAGAAGAGGAAGAGAATCTGCTCAGACGCTATGTCACAAAGATTGATCCTGATTCAGGATACACCAACATTAAAAACACAGTGAACGTAGGCCGCAAGACGGTCAACAGGATCCTTGAATTCGGTTATATGGAGCTGACCGTAGCCGAAAAGATAAGAGATTTTCTAAAGGCACTCCAGGAGAGTGAGTATTACAAAAATCTGGAAGAGTGATGGACAATCCGTTTGAAAAATTAAGTGTGGAAATAGGCGATCTATCGGCAAAGCTGGACTCACTGTTTTCGGAAGTCAGAAAAATGGAAGAGCGGAAATCTTCCGGGGGCGAAGAGAATCCCTTTGATGAATTCATTCCAAAGGCAGAAGTCAGAAACGTACATCTGTCAGCGTCCAAGCTTCACACTCTTGAAAAATCAGGCCGGTTGAAATGCTATGCCATCGAGGGCAAGCGCTATTACAAAAAAGCAGAATTGAGAAATTTATTTGAAATAAACACAAAGTAAAATGCAAACACAAACCCCAACCCCGCAGGGATTTCCGTTAAACGAAATCTATGAGAAAATTAACAGCAAGATAGAGACCTACACGGATATCGCTGCAAAGACACATAAAGTAGAGGTCAATCAGGCAAGACGAATCATCAACTCGGAGCTTGAAAACTATCTGACACGACTTCAGGAATACTGGAACAACAAAGATGCGCAAAAAAAAGGAACGCCGACACTTTCACTCGATCAGGGAGTAAACATCTTTCTGGAAGTGATGCAGGCGGGCCTGTCATTCAGTCAGATTGCCGGACATGTCTATCTGTCCCGACTGAGAGGCACGGGTACTGCAGTCGGATATCAGGTAACGGTTGACGGTATGATCTACCTGGCCCAAAAAGCCGGTGCGATCGATCATTTGAGCGAAGCCGTCATTGTGCAGACCGGTGAACAGTTCGCTATCCTGAACACACCCGATGGAAGACAGGTAGCAGATCACACCATATTGTTTGACGGACGCCCGATGCTTTCATTTGATCAGCTGCTTCTTGGATATGTTTATATCGTATATCCAAACGGACAAAGAGAGCTCAGCTGGATCGATCGCAATCAGCTCGATGAAAACCGTCAGAAAAGCCCTAATCCGGGTATGTACAACAACAAAACTTTCCTTCAGACCAAGGTGGTCAAACACGCATTGAAAAAAGTCAGAAACACAGACCTGATGATGCAACTGGCCGCCGAAAATAATGAGGTGATTCAAAACAATATGGAATGGGAACCAGCACCGGTACCCGTTCAACACCCTGAACCGGCTGTTCAAAACCCTCAGCCGGCCGTACAAATCAATCAGTCAGACACATTTTAAAATCAATTATAATGAGCAACACTATTATCGGTAAGCTGATATCAGCTTCACCCATTCAACAGAAATCTGAAACATTTTCAGTAAGAACCTTCGTTGTGGAAATCAGCGAAAATGCAAACGGACAGGTTTACACAAATTACGCTGAATTTCAGCTTGTAAACAACAACTGCCAATTGCTTGACAGTTTCCGTCCGGGACAGCATGTGACCGTTCATTTCAATGTACGCGGAGCAATGTGGGATTCACCGTCCGGAGAAAGAAAATGCATCACCAATCTGAATGCATGGAAAATTGAACTGCTGCAGCAGCCAAACAACCAGCCTCAGGCATGGAATAACCCTCCGGCACAACCGGCGCAGCAGGCGCAGCCTCAACCGGCGTGGGGAGCAACTCAGCAGACAGCACAGCCGGCAGCAGCACAACCGTCAACCCAACCGGTGACCCAACCGGCGTGGGGCAGTCAGCAGGTACCGCAGGGACAACCGGCGCAAGCATGGGGACAGGCCCCAAGACCAACAGGTGATCTTCCATTTTAAAAACGCATCAGATGAATGAGATTCAAACTTTAAACTTAAATGTGGCAGAACTGAGTAATGTTTACAAACTCAATTCAGAGCTGTCAGAGAGAGCAAAACAGGCAATGCAGGGAGAGCTGACCAATCTCCCCGCCAACCTGAAAGACCTGGATGTGATCACCGGCGATGAAATCGAGACCAGAATCAACGCGCTGAGAGTGAAAGCGAATGCAAGCATAAAGCTGAACAAAGACAGAAGAATGCAGTACACGCGCCGATTCGATGAATTGAAAAGCTCCTTCATTGAGTTCGAAAAGATCATTGAGGAGCCGGCCAGACAATTGACGGAGTGGGCTAATGCCTGGAACGGCGAAAAGCACAGACGAAGAGAAGAAGAAAAGAAAGCTCAGGAAACCAGGATGGCCAAGCAAAATGCAATGATTGAGTATGAGCATTACATCAAACAGGAATTGAATGCAAGACTGAATACGATCATCAGCTCAACCAGGGATCAAATGAGAAAGAAATTTTATTCTTTTACCTTGAAGAACATTGATCAGGCAAAAACAGAACTGGAAACATTCTGCAAAAGAAACTTTGATGGAAATTTTCTTTTTCAGCCGGCAGCACATCCCCTGTTGGAAACAGATGAAATGAATGTTATTCACTCCAATGTGAAGAGCGAATTTTTGGCAGAGGCAGACCGGATTGCATCCAAGGCGATTCAGGATGAGATTTCAATTCTTTCGGATTCTGTGCCGGGACGAAAACAGGAACTGATCCGAATTCAAAACGATGAAGCCGAAAGACTGAAAGTCGAACAGCGGATCGCACAGGAAGAAGCCGAATTAAAAGCACAGGCACAGCGTGAAGCAGATGAGCGTAAAGCTCAGGATGAAGCTGAAAAGAATGCGGCCAAAATGGATGTAGCATTTGAAAATGCAGCTATTGGTCCGGCCACTCAATTGAGTTCCGGAACACAGGTGAAACTGAAATACGATGTTCAGACGCATAAACAAATGCTGCTGATCATTCAGTGGTGGGTTTCGAATTCGCTTCCGCTTCTGACGGTTGATGAAATGAATAAAAAACTCTCATTTATGCGGACAGCGGCAAATGCTGCGCTGAATAAAGGCGAGGTGATAGACGGCGTTCCAACAGCTGAAGATGTGCGAACCCGGGCAAGTGTAAAAAAATAAATTCTAAATCAGAGAAAACATGAATTCAAAAATCATATTCCTTCAGGAACAGCTTCGTCAGCTTCACGAAAAAGCAACTGACATGACCATAGGCAATTATTTGGCGGTAAAAAGATATTACGAATCCAGATTAAGATCCTGTCAATCCAAATGAGCTATTTCGATCATCCATACTGCAGCAATTCTGCTTTGACGGCATTGGGTCAGGAGCTGGGCATATTGCCCGACTTCGGCGGAAATCCGGAGGAGGCATACAGACTCGGGACGCTGTTTGATGCGGTTGTGACAGAACCGCAAAAAATAGACCTTCTTCAGCTGCGTATAATCGATACGGATTACAGCTTCACAAAAGAAGAATTTGAAAGCGCCAAATCAATGAAAAGAAGTCTTGAAGCGGATCAGTTTTATAAGATTTTCCTGCTCAACAAACCTGATTTTCAAAAAGAGGTTTATGAAAAAGACTTTCAGTTTGACGGATTTCAGCTTTCAATGCGCGGAAAACTGGACTACTTCATTCCGGGTATGGTAGCGGATCTGAAAAGCACAGCCTGCACTTCTCAGAAATCATTTGAAGCAGCCTGCGGGCAGTTTGGATACTGGCGGCAAATGTGGCTCTACTGCAGTCTCACAAAGACTGAAAGAGCAATGATATTCGGTGTGAGCAAATCAAAACCTCACCATGTATTTATTGTGAAAATAAAAAAAGGAGACCCAAAATGGATTGAAGCTGAAAAAGAGATCAATCAATTGGCTTTCAAATATTACATGATGAAATAACAACTTTTAAAATCAAGAATTATGATAAAATTTAAAACAGTAAAACCAAGTGTAGTCGGCGGTCGGAGAAAACGGACTGTCAACGTAAATAAAACCGGTGCTTTTTTTTTCTCAGCAAGAACTTTGGAAGATGCGGGATTAAAACCAGGTGACCGCATAGACTTCCTGTTTGACGAAAACAGACCTTCAGACTGGTATTTTACAAAACGTGAAGGAGCAGCTCTCGAACTGAGCAAGAATAACGGAATTTATTCGGCTTCTATCCGCGGACAGCTGATCAAAAGTTTAGAATTGGACGAAGATGAGAATTACAGTTTCAAAATCGGAGAAAAGACAGAGCAGGATGGAAATACATACTGGCCAATCATCACTGCAAATTTAAAAAAGGAATAACCATGAGATATTTTATTCATTTACCGGAACACAACAAACCGAAAAACAAACTGAACGCAAGGATCCAGGATCACCTGGAGACGCTGAATCACACCATTACCGGTGACATTCAGAAAACCTTTAATGAATTGAAAGACGCTGTTTCTCAATTCAACGCTGAATTTCCCAGATGCAAACCTTTGAGATTCGATACATGGAAGACCGGAGAACAAAGTTTCGGAGCTCTCTTCTGCGATTACTGGACATGCATACTGCTGTTTTACGCAATCAAAGAGTCGATTGCCGACATGAGTGAATGCCCTGAGTGTTTGCAACCGGCATCAAAAGAAGAATTAAATACGTTCGGCGGTCTGTGTGAAGACTGCACAAACGAAATAAACTAAGGCTCGGCAAAGCACTAATTATATCGCCAAACGCTCCTTAAAATCAGGGTACGTAGGACGGTTCCCGGTTAGCTCAGAAGGTTAGAGCCATGCCATTCGTTCGGCACAAGGGTCGCAGGTTCGAGCCCTGCACCGGGATCTACTTTAACCAAACCTAAAAAGGACACCCAGAGACGCTCAAAATTATATTTAGCTTGGTATGAGAGGCATGTCCTTCCTCTCTTTTTTTTTAACTTAAAAAATTAACATCGTGAAAGTAACCCCACAAAACATTGAAGAACTAAAGCCAAATGAAGTATTTGTATTTGGCTCCAACATGAACGGAAACCACGCAGGTGGTGCAGCCAAAACCGCAAAAGAGAAATTTGGTGCAATCGACGGACAGTCAGAAGGAATGCAGGGACAATCTTACGCAATTCCAACACTTGACAAAAAGATGAAAAAGCTGTCATTGGAAGCGATATCAGAAAGTGTTGACAAATTGTATCATTTTGCTGACGATAACGCTGATATTTATTTTTATGTAACTAAAATAGGGTGTGGTATAGCCGGTTTTAAGGAAGATGAAATTGCCAATATCTTTAAAAGCAAAGAAACTCCATTAAACGTAATTCTACCAGTGGAATTCCTATTGATCAAAGGATTTAAAGGATTTGATAAAGGATTAAAGTGCCGTAACTTTCAATACGAAGAAAACAAAGAATACAAACATTATGGACCCGTCGAAGCTTGTCGATCAGGTTTTCATTTTTGCACTGAACCTTTTGACGTTTTTAATCATTACAAAGGGATGGATAAAGATTTTTCACTTGTTGAAGGCCAGGGATCATTTTCATTTGATGATTCAGACAGCAAAGTAGCTGTGTCTAACATTAAAATCAAAACAAAATTGAGTTTTCTTGAATTTGTAAAAGTCGGAGTTGAATACACTCAGAAGAAAGTATCCTTTTTGAGGAAACAAGCCGAAAAAAATATTGAAAAGAATAAAAACGACTCCTCTGTCAATAGCGGACTGGACTACTCTGTCAATAGCGGACTGGACTACTCTGTCAATAGCGGACGTAACTACTCTGTCAATAGCGGACGTAACTACTCTGTCAATAGCGGACTGGAC